CCATTGCCGGCCGTGAAGTCAGGGTGCAGAACTTCCAGAATCCAATCTGGGAGTTCACCCTGGCCTACGAATACTTGCTAAACGATCCGCGATCCAGAGATGAAAACGAACAGACGCCGCTGGAAACACTGGTTGGCTTCTTTCTGGCCCGGGGCGGACAGTTCGACGATTTCCTGCTCAACGAAAGCGACCTGACGCAGCGACAAGAGGACTCAGTCTTTTCCGGGCAGCCCATCGGGGCGGGAGATGGAGTAACTGTTAACTTTCAGCTTGTCCGCAATGTTGGCGGCTTTCTGGAGGCGTGCCAGAATCCTGCCAACCAAAGCGCCGCTGTCTATGTAAACGGCTCTAAGAAAATCCAGGGCGTCGACTACAACATTGCGCTGGGGATGGTGACGTTCACCGTGGCGCCGGCAAACGGTGCGGCTATCACTGCGGACTTTGTGTTTTTGCACCGCGTGCGCTTCGATGCTGGGACCTCGCGAGGCAGTTCTTCAAGCGGGACGCGCGAAGGAATAGAGTTCAGCAATTTTTATTTCAATCTTTACGAGTGCAAGGAAGTGCAGCTGATTTCAGTTAGAAAATAAACAGGTTTTTACCACAAAGGACACGGAGGATCACAAAGGTGCTTCGCTCGCGAATCACAAACCTTCGTGTTTCTTTGTGTCCTCTGAGGTCAAAGGTTTGATATGAAAACACCCACAAATATCGGCGGCAACAACCTGGTCACGTGGCTCCAGAGCGCAACGGAGATCCGCATGGCCGATCTTTACACCATTACTCTCAAGAGCGGTCCAATGTTGCGTTTCACAAGCTGGGACACGAACCTGACGGTGCTGGGCAACACCTTTCTTGCGGGTCCGCCGAATATTGCCCGGTCGGCAATAGAAGAGAAGCTCGGCATGGATGTAGCAACATTGGAGATCACGATCGAAGCCGGCTTGAGTGCGACGATCAATGGCGTACCGATCCTGCAGGCGATTGGCCAGGGTCTCTTTGACGGCGCTACATTTCGGATCGATCGATTGTTCATGGACTCTGCATCAAACCAGATTGGCACGGTAGTGAGATTTTCCGGATTCGTCGGCGCTCTGGACGAACTCACGCGATCCACCGCCAAGCTGGCAGTAAACGCCGGCACCGCCTACCTGAGCATGCAGCTTCCGGCAATGATCTTACAGCCCGGCTGCACGAACACGCTCTTTGATGCGCGTTGCGGATTGGCCAAAACCAGTTTTGCCAACCCTCTGGTGGTACAGGCGGGAAGCACGGCGAACAAAATCATCACAACATCGCCGCAGCAGGATAAGTTTTTCGATAACGGGCAGCTCGTCTTTACCAGCGGTTCGAACAATGGTCTGGTGAAGGCAATCCGGCAGTTCCAGGGCGGGCAGATAACATTCAATTCTCCGCTGCCGTTTGCGCCGAGCGCCGGCGATACTTTCACCGCCTATCCTGGATGCGACAAGATGCAAGCCACTTGCTCCGGAAAATTCAGCAATCTGGCGAATTTCGAAGGCTTTCCCTACGTACCTGCCCCGGAAACCGCAATCTAGCAAAAAACAATTGAGAGGACGACCAATGGAACGACTGACAATGGAGCAGCGGGCCAGCATTGTGCGCGCAGCCAAAGAGTGGCTGGGAACGCCGTATCACCATCATGCACGGGTGAAACGGGCTGGCGCAGATTGCGCGATGTTCCCGCTGGCTGTCTACCAGGAATGCGATGTGCTGCCGCGGGAATATCGACCGCCGCACTACTCTGTTCAATGGCATCTGCATCGGAGTGAAGAACTCTATCTGAACGAAATTGAAAGGTTTGTTGTCGAGATCAATACTCCGCCGCGGCCTGCGGACTTCGTTGTGTTTCGATTTGGGCGGACGTTTTCCCATGGCGCCATCGTGGTGGAGTGGCCGATCGTGATCCACGCGTACATTCCTCACGGAGTGCTCCTGAGCGACGCTTTGCGCGATGGCGAACTGTTTAGCAGGGAATACAAATGTTTTGAGCTGCGGCCGGTAATGGCAAGGGAACCGGGCGATCGAGCGAACGCAGGTTCACCGCTGGCAACCAGTTACTAACCATTCATAAGACGAGGTCATGTATGGCTCTGATGGGCGGAAAAGGCGGCGGGAAGGGTGCTCTCGCGGCAAAACCGAATCTGCTGTCCGCGTTGCGCGTGCAAACCAGCTCGTACGGGCAAGTCATTCCGATTCTCTATGGGCAGAACCGCATCGCCGCGCGGCTGATCTGGGCCGGCGATTTCGCGTCCATTCCCCACACCTCGACAACGAAAGTCGGGGGCAAAGGGCTCGGCTCCGGCGGAGGTAACGCAATTTCAAACACCACGTACACGTACCAGACGGCTGTTGCCATGGCGCTGTGTCAGGGTCCGATCCAGAACTTGCACAACGTTTGGGACACCAAGGGAAAACTGAGCATGCTTTCCGCCGCAGTGCCTTTTACAGTTCCAGGTGGCGGCGGATCAACTACCGTAATCCCTCCGGGCTCCGGGCCGGGCGGCGGAATATTTCATTCGCACAGAGGCGTGAGCCGCGCGGATACTTTCAGCTTCAGTCAGAACGATTTCGGCTCGGATGGCTCTGTAAATTTCTCTGGTCCTCAGGCCACGCCCATGACGCAGGTGGCAACTTCTCCGGGGGCAGGACAATTCACGCAATCGGGCGCAGTGTTTACTTTTTCCGCCGCCGATGCCGGCAAGCAGGTCACTATCAGCTATGTGTATTCCGTTCCTGATTCCAATTCGAACGGCCAGCCACAACAGAAGCTTAGCCTTACGCTGTTTCTCGGCTCGCGTCCACAGACAGGCTGGAGCTATCTTACTTCGCGGCATCCGGGGCAGGACCTGGGTTATAACGGGATCGCGTACGTCGCAGCGCCGGCCATGGACCTGGGTGAAAGCGGCACGCTGCCGAACCTGAGTTTCGAAGTGCTAAGCGCCGTGACTTTCGGCGGGGGCATCGCCGATGCTGAGCCCTCCGTGATTATTGCCGACATCCTGGCCAACCAGTTTTATGGACTGGCCGGCGTGGTTACTCCGGGCGACCTCACGCAGTATCGGAATTTCTGTACTGCCAACGGGCTTTTTCTCTCGCCGGTACTGGACGCCCAAAAAGCTGCCAGCGAATGGATACAGGAAATCCTGGATATCACCAACGCTGCAGCGGTGTGGAGCGAAGGCGTTTTGAAAATCCTTCCTTATGGCGACACTACTGCCGTAGCCAACGGCGCCACGTTCATTCCGAACACTTCGCCCATTTATGACCTGACGACAAGCGATCTTTTGACGCCGGTGGTTATCAAGCGGCCATCGGTGGCGGACGTGATGAATTCCGTCTCGATAGAATTTGCGAATCGCGCGAATGACTACAACCCAGACGTCGCAGAGGACAAAGATGACGCCATGATCGCGTTGTACGGCTTGCGGAAGGCGGCGCCCATTCAGTCGCATTCCATCACAACCACCACGGTGGCCAAGTTTGCAGCCAATTTGCTGCGCAAGCGCTCGGTAGAAATCCGCGCAACGTACACGTTTGCTCTCGGCTGGCAATTCAACTTGCTCGAACCCATGGACCTGGTAACGCTCACCATCCCGGAACTGGGATACAACAAAAAGCCCGTACGGATTACCGCGATGCGGGAAGACGATTCCGGCAAGCTGGAGGTGGACGCAGAAGATTTTCCCTGGGGCACCGCCAGTCCAACGCTGTATCCGCACCAGCCCGGGACAGGGTTTGTCACGCAGGCAAATTCAGATCCTGGCGCGGTGAGCACGCCGATTATTTTTGAGGCGAATGACCGGCTCTCGCTTACGGGAAATTATGAAGTGTGGCTTGGCGCTTGCGGACCAACTGTGGCAATCTCAGGTGCAACGAATGTTGCGAACATGCCGATCAAGATCACCGCTGTGGGCCACAACTTCAAGAGCGGACAGAAAGTCACCATCGCTGCAGCAGGCGGAAACACCGCAGCCAACGGCACATGGACGGTAACGCAGATCGATCCCGACAATTTCACGCTCGACGGCTCCGTTGCTAATGGGGCTTACACGTCGGGCGGCGTGGCCGTGAATCAGGATTGGGGCGGCGCGTCGGTCTGGGTTTCACCGGACAACAGCAACTATGTGCAGATCGGCAAGATGTACGGGCCGTCGCGCATGGGCGTGCTCACGGCGCAACTGGTGCCGTCGGCTGATCCTGATACCACGCATACGCTCGCCGTCGATGTAACGCAATCCTCGGGCACTCTCAACTCCGGCACTCAGTCTGATTGCGATAATTATCGCACCCTCTGTTACGTGGACGGTGAGCTTATCAGCTATGAAGACGCGACGCTTACCGGCGCCTATCGCTATGATCTGGGCGCGCATGGCTCGCCGGCATCGATTACCGCGGCCAGCAATGCCAGTCCGATCCAGATCACCGTGGCGAACCACGGCCTGAACAACGGAGAAACAGTTGTGATTGCCGGCGTTGGCGGGAACACGGCGGCGAATGGAACATGGGTCATCACCGTGGTTGACGGCAATAATTTCAGCTTGAATGGCAGCACAGGAAATGGCGCCTACACTTCGGGCGGAACAGCCGCAGTTGCGGCGCGGCTGCAGCGCGGCGTTTTCGGTTCTCCCATCGGCACGCACAACGCTGGTTCAGTGTTTCTTCGGCTGGACAACGGAGTGTTTGTATGGGAAGCCGATCCAACGCTGGTGGGCACAACCATCTGGTTCAAGTTCACCAGCTTTAACCGCATGGGACTGATGGAGCAATCGCTGGCCAACGCCACGCCGTACAGTTTTGCGTTTAATGGAATTTTCGGAAACCATGACGAAACGCCGGCCAACAACGCGACGATCGATTCTGCCTTCGTAAGCGGGACAGCAGACAGCATTAGTATCCATGGCGGTGGCGGACTAGGAAGCTCGTACATAGCGTGGAAGATGAAAGATCAGGGCGGGACCCGGACGATTCCGGGCCAGACATTGAATCTTGTCGACGACACGGGGGCGGCCCCGCAAGTCACAACCATTTACTGGATCAGTTATGACTTCAACGCCGCCACGCATCGGGCCTGGGCAAATTACAACAATTATGTTCAGGCCATTTATCGCGGCCAGATGCGCGTGGGCTCGCTGACTACGGTCAATTCTTCAGGCAGCGGTGGGACCGTAGGCGGGCTGGGCGTAAGTCCCACTGGCGGCTCCGGGGATCCAACCCGCGGGCCCCGTTTGCCGCAATCGTAAAAAACTTTCAGGAGAATAGCTTTGAAAAAACTGATTACAGTTTTCGCATTCGTGTGCCTCGCGATCGGGTTTGCAATGGATGCCCGCGCCCAGAATCTAACCAATGTTTCCGCGTCCAACATCACTGACATTAACGGGACCAAGCTGGCGGCCGGGCAGCTCTGCTTTCTCATTACCGACCAGCAGGACAACCCAATTTCCGTGTCCATCGGCGGCGGGGGACAGGCGTTGAAGCGCGGATACTGCTCAGCGGTAACGGCGGGCGTGGCGACATTGTTCACCGTGCCAAACCCGGCGAGCACGTTGCCAAGCGGGATTTACTACCGCGTCACGGTCAAAGACTCCAGCACCGGGCAGGAAGTGTTGCGGTACACCGGAGTCTCGTTCACAGGCGCCACGTTCAACTTTGACAATTACGCGCCGGTAAACCTGGGCAGCTTCGCCCCACTCACCGGCAATTCAGTGTCAGGCAACTTGAGCGTCACGGGAAACGTGGCAGCCACGGGGACGGTCACGGGATCGAATATTCCCAGTTCCATCCTGCAGCAGATTTTCAGCGCTGGAATCGGACAGACACAGCGCGTCGGGGTGAACTTCTTTTCCGGCATCCTGTGTTCCGATAACTCTGGAACATCGCGAACAGATTGCCGCCCGGGAACATTCAACACGGTAACATTCTCCGCCACGCCCACATTCGATTGCTCACTGGGCAGCGTGCAAAAACTCACGCTCACCGGCAACGTGACCAGCTCGTCGCTGGCGAACTGCCAGGCGGGACAGCTGGTGGCCTTTGAAATCTGCCAGGACGCGACGGGAGGACGGACGTTCGCCAATCCTGCGGGGCTGAATCAATGGAGTGCTCTGCCGATCGCAGCCAACGCCTGCGCCGTTCAACAGTATTCATTTGAGGCGCTGAATGTTGGCTTCCCAGACATGATGCCCGCACTTACGGGCGACGTCACAAGCTCGGCAACGTCCACGGTCACGACGGTTGCGAAGGTGAATGGGGTAAGTTATCCCTCCGGGCCGGCAACGCACAGCGTACCTGTGACCACGGCGGCAAACACTGAGACGTACAAGCTCATTCCCGATTGCACGGATATCTCGGGCAATCACATCAACTACACGCAGAGTACGGATACTTTCAGTTGCGGCGTGAGCGTTCCAGCGAATACGGTCACGACGACGGCAACCCAGACGCTGAGTACTAAAACGCTTGTCAGCCCTGCCTTTACTGGGACGGAAACGGGAATGTCGATTATTTCTCCGGCGATCTCTGATCCAACGATTACCGGCAACACCAACGTGAAGCGTATTAAGGTCAATCAGAGCTCGTCTCTCGTAGTCGGGGACGTTGGCGGTTTATCTGCAGGCTGGGGATCGACTGCAAGCGTGTCCTCAGTCGCAGGCAATGATGTTATCGGGCAGATCAACATCACGTCGAACGGAACGGGGCAAGCCGTCAATGCAACTTTCACGCTTACGTTTCATGACGGAACGTGGACGACTACTCCGCTTTGCCTTGTTGTTAGGTCGGATGGGAACGGCCCATCAGGGGCCATGGTTCCAAATGCGATGACGGCGACGGCCGCGACGTTTTTCTTAAACGCCCTTCCCGTTGCTGGGACCACATACTCCGCCACATTTATGTGTGTTGGTCGATAGATGGGTGCACGTCCCGCCGACGCGTTTCCATGAAAATCAGCAAGCGATATTTGTAAAAATGAATCACTTTTCTGGAGAGAAGACTCATGCAAATCCACTTTACCGATTTCGTTACGGCAGCGAATTTATTGGTGCTGCTGGGGATTTATCGCAAGATGTCCATTATTGTGTACCAGCACAAGCTCATGTGGACAGATTTTGCCGATCGCAAAGGCATCAGCGCGAACGGTAAACATGCGGCCAGTGTTTAGTCATAAAGAACGCCGATTCGAGCCGCGAATTGACGCGAATGAACACGAATCAGAGCTAAGAGCTGGTTAGCTATTCAATATTCTGGCACCAACCCAATCCCTTCAGGTACTCCAAATGAAACTCACTCCAAGAGAAAGATTTCTGGCGAAGGTCTGTCCCGAGCCTGACAGCGGGTGCTGGCTATGGCGCGGGATGGTTGTGGGCACCGGATATGGCATGGTCCGCTTCGAGCGAAAGATGTATCCAGCGCATCGGCTGGCATGGAAGCTGTTTCGGGGTGAAATTGCGCCGGGCCTCGTAGTCTGCCACAAGTGCGATGTACGAGCCTGCGTGAATCCGGAGCATCTGTTCCTGGGCACGCATGCGGAAAACATGAAAGATATGAAGGAAAAAGGCAGAAGCCCGCATGGTGACGAACACAGCCGGTCCAAACTGACGGCGAAGAACGTAAGCAGGATCAAAACGATGCTGGTGGAAGGACACATGCGCGTGAGCGAGCTTGCACGGGCGTTTGGCGTGACCCACGCAACCATCGACTGTATCGCAAAAGGGAAGACCTGGCGGCACGTGAAGGCGGCTCCGCCGACGGAAGAACGCGAAGCTACTGGTCAGACTAAGCAGGAATCCCCGAATTCCGAAGACGGGCTTTGATCACCGCTCCTGCTGACCACTCACCAAATTGATTTCTGGAGATATCACTTATGGCCGATTTCAGAACGGCATTTCTATTCACGTTGCAACATGAAGACTCAACCCACTCCGGCAAGGTGACGATGGATGCCGGAGGACGGACGCGTTTTGGCATTGCGGAAAAGTTCCATCCTGATCTGCCGGAGGAGTTTTTTACCGGGGCCGCAGAAGACGCGCTGGCCGAAGCGGAGAAGATTGAAGAACGTGAATACTGGGACCGCATGCGCCTGGCGGAGGTGGAGAACCAGAACCTGGCAAACAAGTTGTTTGACATGGCCGTGAACATGGGCGTGCGGCAGGCAGCGGTCTATGCCCAGCGAGCAGCTCACGTGGTTGAAGACGGAGTGATCGGGGCAAAAACGCAGGCGGCGATCAATGGCGCCGATCCGATCGCATATTACCGGTCGCTAGGCGAGCTTAGCGCGGCCCATTATCGGCACGTGGCTGCTGTGAATCCGGCGCAGGCGGTAAACCTGAAGGGGTGGCTTAGCCGCGCAAGCGCTTAAGCCAGCTAGCCCAGGGTTTGGAGCCCCCGGGGTGCGACCAGCCGAAGTTCGCAGTTTGCGAATTATTTTGGTGCAGTGCTTGCAATATTCATGCAGTAGTGGCTCAGTTTGAAATGAGGGCCACAAGTTCGTCAAGCGTCCAAGCATGGCCGCTCAATCCTGCTTCCATCGCCGGGGTCACGAGGAGCGTCTGGTGGATGCGAACGAAATTGCAATACATAAAGTGAAGCGCCACAGCGTGAGCATGATTCTCAATCTTCTTGGAAAATCCATTGCTCAAGCTAGTGAAGCGTCTCATACCCATTCTCATGGTGAGATTCTGCCGTTCCGCGTAGCTGGTAGAAACATGCTTGGGGTCAGGATTCCCGCTCACTGTTTTCGGGTCACAGCCGATATATACAGCGGGCGAGTACCGCGCTTCGTTTTCCAGCGAGGCACCATAAATCTTATGCAACTGGGCATAGTCACAATCCATTCCAAAGGCACCTTCAACCGCTTCGAGATAAGCCTTGTGTCCGTCCGTCGTAATCTGGACGCGGCCTTTGATTCGGCTGGCCGCATCTTGCATGAAATCTATCGCCCAATCAGCTCCGCGTCCACCAACAAGGTAGCTGACCACCAGCTTGGTATCGGCATCAATTCCGACCCAGGTCCAAACGTCACCCCAGCCGATTTCCTTCTTTTCGGCGCTAACATTTTTTGCCTTTGCGCCAACATAAGACCAAATTTCGTCACATTGGAGGCGACGGACGCGCACGTTTCGGACGCTCTTATCGTGGAACTTGATACAGGCCGTCCCAAGGTCTACTAGCAGCTTGGTGACCGTGTTCCGCGCAATCCCGGTCATGCGAGAGGTGGAACGGATGCTGTTTCCCTCGACCAAGGCCGCTACCACCCTTACGCGCTCGTCCGGTGTCAACATGTTCATATTGAGCATTATGCTTGAGTCTTAAGGTTATGTCAAGCATTTTGCTCAATTTGATGTAAAATCCTAGTTAGATTCTGGTTGTAGGTACTTGGATCAATACTTCAATTTGAAAGCGCGATAGGTAAAACCACATTGATTTCTACAGTTAAACATGCTAGGTTTACTCATGTCGTGGACGACATGAGTAATTCCCCTTATTCCCGTGTCTAATTTGGTGACAGAAATCACGCTAGTGCCGTCAAACTTCTGTATCATTGACGGCTTCTTACTAAGCAGGGACACGATGTGGATATAAACGTCAGAGCGTTTAGAGTGGTGCAGGAGGCCCTTAGCGGAGCTTCGTCTGCTGCCAGCGAGAAAAAGGTTGCGGCACGGAAAGGCGGCTTGATTGGTGGCCCTTCACGTGCTCGCTCAATTAGTAAAGAACGCCGCCTTGAGATTGCCAAGAAGGCTTCTCGGGCTCGATGGGGAAAAAACAAGGGTTGATTTCAGGACAGAGAATGTCTGTCTATGAGGGTGTAAGACAATGGCTACAATGGCACTTCCAATTCGTGATTTGGAGTCCCTTGTGCGCGAACGGGCCAAACCTAAGGCCGTGTGTGTCGCGAAAATATCTAGATCGAGGGGCGAGGGATTCGTCACAGTATGCAAAATTGCTGGCTTGACGGTCGGCCTGAAATTTGTGTTGAGAACTATCGCTAAAACCCAAGCCAAACTCATTACCCTTCTGGCAGACTACGATTTCAATGCGTGTGATCCGGCGTCCTTGGAAGAGTTGGCAAAATCCATTGATAAGCTCGTATCGGATGAACGGGACGCGCTTGATCAAACTTTGCAGTTAGGCTACGAACTGCGGGCTTTTTGGCCCTTGGATACCCTCCAGGCACAAGTGGAGCACCTCGACTCTATTGCTGAGTCCTTGCATGTAGCTGCCGATCCAGGTGGCATGGCGCTTTTGGCTTTTGCTGTGGAGCAAGTAGCTGTAAGATAAGTCTCTTAGTTCGATATACTGAGAGACGCTTTGGCTCGTTGCGAATTAGAGTTAGATAATCCCAAATTTGTGCAATCCATCGGCGGCGACGCCGATGGGAACCTTCTCAAAGGTTTAAAAGAGCTTAACTCCAAAATCGCCAATAATCATAGGCTATCCGGTTGGTTCAACCATCCGATGCCAGGCTATCCGCAATATCAAAATAAAATCTGGAAATGGGACTTCGCACCTGAAGGTGACAGCAGTTCTACCCGAAAAGGCTGGCGATTATTCGCGTACGTAGAGCATCCAGATGGGCCCGAACCAATCTCTGCGGTGCCGTTCCTTGTCTATGAGAAACCGGGGCCAAAAGGAAACCCAGCGAAGCATGCGGCTGATGCGCTGAAAGCATTCCTGAGAATAACGGTACGGCACAAAGTTGAAGAGGCCAAATGTCGCCGACAGTATGATGGCGATAACATCATCCTCCTCTGCAACACATGCTTCGAGGTGTTGATAGTTTCTGCTGACGTGCAAGAAGTGGATATTATTGAAGACACGCACGAATGTCCGGCCCAAGTTACTCAACAAATTTCAAACTGAGCCACTACCCATATTGCGAATATCTTGTTTCTAACAGACTTCGCAAATTGCGAAGCATCATAAAGGAAGACCCAATTGCGGTTGATCAGCCGGAGAACTGAAAGAGGCGGCCAGCACCCATGCAGAGGTTACGCCTGCGCTAAACGCCTGGTACAGAATCGCCAGACGCGCCAAGTGGAAGAGCCTGGCAGACGTAAGGGTTACTTGGTCAAGTGCCGATATCTATGGTGAATGCACGATTTTCAACATCAAGGGAAACAAATACAGGCTCATCGTCTGGATAAACTTTTACACACAAAAAATATTTATAAGACATGTGATGACACATGCGGAATACACGAAGGGAGGATGGAAAAATGACTGCTCTGGCGCTTAAGGTTTCCGAATATGCGGAATTACTGGCCCAAACCTTGCCAAGCGTAATCCACTCCGAAGAACAGAATGAGCACTTCATCGGCATTTTAGAGGAATTGGAGCATCGTAGTGCGCATTGGTCTGAAGGGGAAGCAAAGCTTGCAGAATTACTCACGCTCCTCATCGAGGACTTTGAAGACAGAAATTATCAATTGAAAGCGGCCACTCCGGTGGAAGTGCTGTCGGAACTCATGGAGTCCAATGATCTTAAGCAGAAAGACCTTGTGGATGTTTTTGGAGCAGAGAGCACAGTTTCAGCCGTGATGAACGGAAAGAGAGACATGACAAGGGAGCACATTAAGAGACTGAGCGCGCGCTTCAATGTATCTCCAGCGGTATTCTTTTAATCCTTAGCCCGCGGCCTGAGCGGCGTTCTGGGCCATTTCTTGGGGTCGTTTCTGGCGACGTGAGTTGCACCTGTTAATGGAAATTCAAGCTGATCCGCTACCCGATCAGGGAGCTAATCCCCATGGTCCTGGCGACTGGACGACCGAATTGAAGTCGAGCCCTGACACTTGTTTCTTTCTGAAAACTTTTTGGAAGTGCCAAAGCTAAGAGCCAAGGGCTAAGAGCAAAAAGCAAAGTACGAGAGCAATTCTCTTCCGAAATACAAAAAACTTTCAAAACCTAAACGAGGACAACACCATGAACTTTGCAACCTGGTTCAAGGGGCTGGGCGTGTTTGCGCTGAGCTCAATGATTACCGCGCTGGCCACGATGCAGTTGGATCCGGCGAGCTTTAATTTTTCCAAAGCCGGCCTGACGAAAGTGGGCGCGGCGGCGCTGGTTATTGGCGTGAAGGCGGTACTGCTGTATCTGAAACAGTCGCCGCTGCCGGGTAGCCCGCAGGGCCGGCTTACCGACTGGTCGAAGATTTCCAGTGTGCTGGCGTTTTGCGTGGTCATCCCCGCTAGCGCGCTGCTGACGGGATGCGTGAGTTCATGGGACCGGACGACGTATGCGTCACTGGCCGCGAGCAAGGCGCTGATTGATTGCGCGGTGGCGGGCTACAACCACTTTGATGCCGACATCCGGCAGGCCTGCGCCGCCGATACACAGGATGCCGCGCAGGATGCGGCCTTTGATCCGCAAACCTTTTATCTGCCGCAGACGCGCGAGGCCCAGCAGGCGGTGGCGAAAGCGCGCCAGGCACAGGTGGCCGCGGTGGACGCATTTGCCGCGTATGCTGTAGCCAAAGTGGCAAAAGACAAATCAGCAACAGTGCAGGAGAAACAAATGGCAGTCGTGGGATTGCTGGAGCAGTTTCCGGCGCTGCTGAATGCAGTGCGTGGTCTGATGGGGAAGAAGCCGGTGGGAGAGATTCAGTGGCCGGATGTTCGAGATCCTGTGCTGGCGATTGCGGCGCTGAAGCCGGCTGTGTTTTCAGGGGCTAAAGCCCAAACGTTTTAAGTCGGCGATACGGCACGAGTGAACTCGTGCCCTGACACTTGTCTCGCCGAGGAGACTTTTCCGCAGCTTAAAAAGATGGCAGGGGCTAAAGCCCACAAGAAAAGAGAAGACTTTTCGCGGCCATAAATGGCCGCTCTTCCACCGGAGCTCCCACTAAATTTCCCCCGGCCATAAAGGCCGGGGCTTCCACGAATTACCAAATACCAAATACTGATTACCAACTACCGATTTTCACGAGGTGCAATCTTGGCAACAAATCCTGTACCCAGCATTTCCACGGCAGACAAACTGAAACAACATTTGAAGGCGGTGACGGATGCCGCGTTGTTCATTGAGCAAATCATTGGTGAAGTGGGCGGCGGATTCGACGCAGCAGGAGCGGAGCGCATCACCGAAGCGTTTGCCAGCCTGGCAGCAATCGCAATTCAGGCGGCGCATGACGCGGCTGGCAGGGAAGTGACGCCGGAGAGCGTAATGGCGCTGATGCCGGTAAGCACGCCGTTGCAGCCGGCGGTCGAGGGATAAGGGGCGCAGGCAGAAGGATGCCGTCAGAGATACGCAGTTGCAATCGAGCCGGAATTCCACAGTTTTACGGGGAATTTGGCGCAAAAACT